CATATTATCTAAAACAGGTTTTGATTTTAAAACGTCACTGCGTAGGCTTGAGATCTTGTGCTGTACAGCCTTCTGGGATCTCCCCAGACAATTGGCTATCTCACCACTGTCCAAACCATCTGCCTTGTATTTCAGAAGCAATTGCATCTCTCTGGATGTCCATTGTTTCTTTTTCGTTTTTGTCTTCTTGCCCATAATAATTCTCCTGATTGGGCTCTGCCAAAGTCACTGGTTTCCCACTTCTTCCATATGAAGAATGCTTTGGATGTGGCCCTTTGTAATTCATTTCTTTCTTTCAAAAAAATCTAATACTTGTTTAGATGCATCACCTGCACCTTTCCCAATGATAACCGTATGTCCAATTCCTTCAAGATATTTTATCATTTGCCTCTGTTCAGTCGAAAGTCTCCCACCAGAAACCCTCTTCATCTCTATCCATAAAGTCCAAGCTGGCACAAATAGATCTGGGATACCTCGAACTACTCCCTCCATCTTCAGTCTCTTGGCAACGCTGATTGCCCTCTTCTCGCCATTCGGAATTGCGAATATCAAAACGTCTGGATACTTGGCTCGAAACCAATTGATAAACCCTACCTGCTCACTGTGTTCAGAAGGGGATATCTTCAAGGCTGAAGTCAGCGTAATTGCCTTGCGCTTCCTCATGTTTTCTCTCCACTTGTGTGTAATCAAATTTCGTAATCTCTTTATACTTTGGATTGTGATTGGATGGCTTGACCATCACCCTGCTTGGCTTCCTCCAGAAATGTGCCTCATCCAGAGCCTCAGTCGTTGTGTCAGCCAAGGCATTGAGTAGAGCCTTACGCTCCTTATACTTACTGGCAGCATAGCCTCCATGATCTGGACATAGCCACTCACTGACACTGAGCATCCCAGAATAATAAGTCACCTTGAGCGAGTCAGGTTTGCCTTCCTTCTTGTGCCTCGAATACATAACGTCATCGACATCCACCCACTCAGACACAATCTGGCTCGATAGCATGGCTCCGCTGTACGAGCTCGATCCATGATTAAGAAGTGGCGCAGGGAACTCAAATCCACACTCAGGACAAATCTTAGCAGCTGCGTGGACTATCGTCTGGCAACTCTCGCACTGCTTGGCTGGAGCCTCACCATCACCGCTACTCATTTTATCTTTTGGTTTTACCTGATCCAACAGTCCGTGACGCTCAACATTTGAACCGTAATCAAGCACTAAAGTGTTCTCCTTGCCTTCAGCTACTCTCGTGCCTCTCCCAATACATTGGATGTACAATCCACAGCTCATGGTACTTCGACACATTACGATGCAATCGACACCAGGATAATCAAACCCAGTCGTAAGCACGTTCACGTTAATCAGGCACTGCAACTTACCACTCTTGAAATCTGCAATCGTCTTGCCTCGAACAGAACTGCTATCTGATCCAGTCACGACACCTGCATCTATACCGTGACGATCAAATTCATCAGCCAGCAAGTGTGCGTGGTTTACTCCAGAGCTAAACACCAACCAGCTCTTCCTATCCTTTGCCAAAGTGACAACTTCCTTGACTGTCGATTCTATCAGTTCTGGGTCAGATGCAGCTGTAGCTAATTCACTCTCGATAAACTCTCCACCTCGCTTGCCAACGCCAGTAAGGTCGATCTGCTTAATTCCACCCTTTGATATGACTGGTGACAGGTATCCCTGATCCATCAATAGGCTGATAGGAATGTCGTGAGCTATCCCATCAAAGATCGCTCCCTTGCCTTTGTGCAAGTACCCAGTGTCCAACCTGTATGGCGTGGCTGTTAATCCAACCACCTTAACGTCTGGATTGCATATCTTCAGATCGGCAATAAAACGATTGTATCTAGTCTCAGTATTTTTAGGTAGTAAGTGTGCCTCATCAATCAGAACTAGATCTGGGGCTGGAACCATGTCGTAGGCTCGCTCCCAGACGCTCTGGATGCCAGCGAAGGTGATTGGCTTGTTCAATACCTTCTGCTTCAGACCTGCACTGTAGATGCCATAGTCAGCCTCTGGGTAGAGCTTTAGCAATCCATTGGCTCCCTGCTCCAGAAGCTCCTTAACGTGCGTCACAACCAGAACTCTGGTGTCAGGATAGCTCATGGCATCCTTAATAATCTGTGCAAGTATAGCTGTCTTACCTGAACCAGTGGGAGCCACGATCAAGGGATTATCACCTGCCTTGCTTGCCCAGTAGTTATACAGTCCATCGACAGCTTCTCTCTGGTAGTCTCTCAGTTCAAACGCCATTTACGATACCCTCTAGAAATTTGTTGGCATCGTTTACTGCGTCAGTACGATTGGCACTGTCATAATACATTACAACTTCAGCGACATTCGAGTGGATCTGAGGCCAGTAGTGAGCCAAGTTTTTGTGGATCAGCAAGTTAATCATCACAATCGACATCTGCCTACTGGTCATTTTGTCTGGGCATATCTCAAGTATTAACTCTAATACTTCTTCTATTTCATTATCCATCACTGCATCCTTTCATCAAAAATGGCTTGGCTGTTATTCTCGTTACGAATGATCTCTCCGCTATCCTGATCCTCATATTCCACAAACGTATCACCAGCATCCGTAACTACAAAATCTTTTGGCATGATCTGAGGAATAAAAAGGTGCTCGCTACAAGTCTCAACTGGCTTGCCCTTGGCACAACTCCACGTTCCATCTTGCTCTGGGGTCACATGGCTACAGGTTCTGCAGCTGACTTCTGGTATCTTACAGCCATGACAGACTGCCCAGTAGCTACACCACTTGCACTGCCAGAAGCTGGGGTCTTCATTTAGTTTGTCTGGAGGTGTGTCGGCAAAAACAATCTTGTTGGCTTTATCAACCAGTCCCTTGGCTTCCTTCTTGTCGAGCTTAATTCTCTCGCCATAGATCTCATCCGTATTTTTATTAACGCAGAAAAAGTAACACCTGTCGAGTTCAGCCAGATGCATTCCAATTTGGCACTGAGCCCAGTACACAGGCTTTGACTTCTGGCATCCCAAGTTCTTCATTGCCTTGAAGTTCTTCTCGCTCATTGTCTTAAATTCTAATGTGTGTGGCTTCTTGCTTTCCGCAAATCCAAGACCGACACCATCAAGTGATAGTGCAAAGTGACCTCCGCACTCTGTGAACCTGACCTGCTTGCCAGTCTCTGGATCTCGCTCCCAGACCGTCACTCCAACTGCTCGAAGGTTTGATACAACTCGATCCTCTTCTCGATCACCAGTCTCAAACAGTCTCAGCATCCTGCCATCAAAACTTGGACGCCATGCGTGTCTGAATTGATACCAGAGAGCTCGACTGCAATCGTTGCCAATCTGTGATCCACCAAGGTGAGGTCTGTGCTCGTTGTTTCGTTTGTCTTTGTAGTATTTGTAAATTGCCTCAATCGTGGCTGGAGTGGCGAACTTCTCAAGGTTCATCTAAAACATTTCCTTCTGCTCATCGTTGCTAGGCTTCCATGTGATATCACACAATTGATAGCTCTGGATGTTCCCAGCAAATTTAGCTTTATGAAATTTTCCTGATGGCGTAATCTGCTTAACGTCTTCGACAGACATACGCATCTGCTCTCCCTCGTGCTCGATTATCAATCCACCCTCTCGAATTGCATCTTTCAACTCATAGTCTCTGACAGAGACAAACTTACCCAGCCACAGTTTCTTAACTTGCTTACGTTTCATTTCACTCTCCTTCTGTTCATAACATTATCATTTGTTCGGCTCTTACATTCCAACGAGCTGGCGTTTGCATAGCGTCCCATCGATCTGCCATAGCTCTAGCTGTATTCTGAGGTCTATTGTGATTTTGAGCCACATCAGTGCTATCCACACTGGCAAAAGGCCATTGCATACCTGACAGTTGCATCCCTCTGAGCATATGCAAATAAGGTATTCTTTTAAATGTTAAGGCTACCTGATTGAAAGCCTCATCCATTCTGAAACACCAAGGGGTAGACAATACTTTTGCATACTCAGCAGTTGATCCTATGCAAACTCGATCCCAAGTTTCACATAATGAAAGCAACCTGTTTAATGGTTCATCCATGTGCCAGACTGGGGCTCCACGTTGTCCATGAGGCCACTCTCTTATCAATGCATCTTGCTCTTGGCTTCCTGAATCAATGACATCAGGTATGACTGCCCATGTAGTCGGATAGTCTAGCCACTTGTCTGTCCACTCGTAGTATTTGTCCCAGTCAGTTTCTTTTCCAGATTTCCATTTACTGAACGCTCCATTATCTAACATGACAGACTGCCCAATATCATGACACCGTTTTACATCGTCTGGCCTCATATGGCTGACACAAAAGTGCCTACCCGATAAGGTAAGCAATTCTGCAATAGGTGAAATTGGTGTGCCATGATAATGAATCACTTTAGTTTCCACCAAATAGCTACAGCTGCAATCATCTTTGCAATTGTCATTAGCAAGAAACCTAAAGGGCTAAAGAAGCCAAGAATTAATAGAAATACAGCACTATCAATTGGAGTTCCTATAGCTGAAGATAAAAGTATTCTTTGCCCAAGTGGTTTTTTGGTATAAGTGTAAACCGCCCAATCCACTATTTCTGAAATAAAGAAAGCAACAACTGAAGCGATAGCAATAAACGGATCAGCCATAAAGTAACTAAGGATTGCACCTACAGCCATTGCTCCTAAAACTCTGTGACCTATTTCTCTTTGAGCAAAATCTCGAAGAATAAAAATAGCTCCAACAACTAGAGACATGGGTGGAAACATTTCCCCTAAAAGTGGGATCGGTGCTATGAAAACAAACCCTATGTTCACAAGTACGATTGATAATATGTAACCGATTGTAAATTTATATTTAAACATTATTATTCCTTTCATTCATGTAAAATGGGGCAGACTTGCCACCCCATCATAAAACAGAACTACTTCTTCCAAGGTGGTGTTGATGATGCCTCATTAGACACACCAGACGGAGCAGCTTGTGCTGAAGCTCCAGCACTTACAGCCTCATAGCCTTTGGCATTGTTGGATGCCTCGTAGCCATTGTTTGCAGGTGTCACAGCCATCTTAACCATGAGTGGCTTGTCACAGAGCTCTGCACTGTCTTTTGGGCTGTTGACATTAATGGCTCGACAGATCTGAGATAGTGCTTGCTGTGCTATCTGTACGACTACATCTTTGTCATGCTTGAGGTTCAAATACTCAAAGACATTTCTACCTGTATGGTCACCATCAATCACTTCGATTGATAGCTTGAGGTATGATCCAGTCTCTGCCTTGTTCATTGCCTCGACAGCCTCAGTGATTACACATTTGTACCACCCTGCTGGCATTGGTTGAAAGGTTGATGATGGCTCTACTTCGAGAGCGTTAAATCCATTTAAGTCCATTTTATTTCTCCTTCTGGTTTGGTAAAAATTGTGCGAAAGGGTTGCCACCCTCAAATGTGAATGGCAGTGGCTCGCTAATATTAAAGCGATTCTTGGTGACGCTCGATGCCTGTGGGAAACACAGGATCTCACGCTCTCCAGTTGAGATGGCACGTTTCTTATCTCCATCTCCTCTGGTAAAGGTCTTCAGTCTAATAAGGCAAACAGCGTCACTGTTGTCTGTGTAGTGGGGTATAGACTTCTTGTGCATACGAACACAGTAACGATTGTAGGGGTCCATGTCTGGCAGAGTTAATGTCTCTGTGTCGGCATGACCTATGAACACAACATTCATGTTCATTTCGTAGGCTAGGCTTCCAGCCCAACTTCTGACAAGAGAATGCCGTTCAGCTGCCTGACTAAAACCAGAACCAAATCCTCCACCAGCAGTGCTGATGGACTTAGCCTTGGGATCTTGCTCAACTATCTCTGACTCAATAATTGATGCGAGCTGAGTAATTGAATCGATCACCAGAGTTTTGTGATCGTGCTTCTCTGTTCCAAGAGCCTCAATAGCGTCTAGGACGTCCTGACTGGAAGTTGCTACTGGAAACAGGCTGACGTTGTCATTGCCTACCAGAGAGGCTGTACCGTCTTCTGTTCTTATGAAAACAGGCGAAGGGAACAGACTAGCTAGGGAAGTCTTCCCGAGACCGCCCTCCCCAAAGATTGTCATTATGACTGGTCGTTGCTTGTCTGGCTTCGACAGTGATTTAAGATTTATAGCCATTACCAATCCTTCCCAAATACGAGTGCGAACACTTCATTTAAAATTTCATCCATACTTCTCTCCATTTTCTTCTCCTTTTTCAGTTGTGGTAAAATAGTAGTGGGGCTCAAAGAGCCTCCACCTTGATTCCAATTTTGCCTTGCTTCATTTCAAAAGCCTTGGCTACCTTTGCCCAGAGCCTTGGCTCTTTGTCAGCAAGATATCTACAGCCAGACGAATCAGCAGAAACACTGACTTTAACTGGGTGCATATTCTCTGGAATTTTGTCCTTAACTTTATCCCAAACTATCGCGTCAACTTTGCGAGACACAGGCTGTGTTAAGGTTACCTTGTGTGCTTCTAGCTTGTGGGAGATCGAGCCTTCACCCTTTGATTCTAACGCTGTGGTGATCTGCTCTTCTATTGCATGACGCCTTGCAATAATGTCTTTTTCTAACGCCTTTACTTCTAGCCATTCGGAGGCAAGTCCATCGATATTGCTCATCGCAATTCCTTCCTTTTTCTCTTTTTCTACTTCTCTCTACAAAAATCGGTTTACAGAAAGATTTGCAGTCTGTAAAGATGTTTTTACACATTTTAAAAAAAAGGAACGAAAATGACTGAATTAATACCAATCGATGACATACGTCATGCGTTGCAGGATCGGAGGATTACAGTCGTTGCTGAGAAGTGTGGGCTGTCCCACCCTACTGTAAAAGGAGTGGCATTAGGCAACGAGCAAATCAGCCTGACAACTTGGAAGAAACTGAGTGAATATCTGAGGGAGCAAGAATGAAATTCCCAGTCCAAGACTACTGCTCCAAGCTGGGCTGGTTCTTAGTTTCAATACCACCAGGAACTAAAGGTCCAACTAAGTTTGGCTGGCAGAAACCTGAGAGAGCATTGTCAGATCCAGAGCAAGCTAGGCTCTACTATGAAGAGAACCCAAATCACAATGTGGGTCTACTGCATGGTGCGTCTGGAACAGCTGCTATAGACATCGATCATGTAGAAAATACTCAACTGATTTTTGAATCTCTTGGCATCGACTTCTCAGAACTGATGCAGTCAGCTCCACAAATTATTGGCAGAGAAAATCGTGGCAAGCTGATCTTTAAGGCTCCACCTGATCTCATCACACATAAGATATCGTGGCCTACCAAAGAAGATGTACGCAAAAGTGAAGTCGTGTTTGAGCTCAGAGCAGGTGCAGTCCAAGATTGCCTCCCACCAAGCATCCATCCAGACACAGGTAGACCTTACACTTGGGCAGGTCGATCTATTTTTGATGGTCTGCCAGAGCTACCTCCACAACTCCTGACACTCTGGAGAGAGTGGGATAAGATCTTGCCACAAATGAGAGAGGTCTGCCCTTGGAAAAGAGAGCCTGACTTCCAGCCACCTCGTAAGCAAAGACCAAAGGGTGATAGCACTAGCGTCATAGATGCCTTCAATGAGGCTCACGATATGCACAGTCTACTGATCGAGTATGGCTATAAGAATACATTCAAGAACAGATATCTGTCTCCAAACTCAACGTCCAAACTCGCTGGGGTTAAGTTGTTCGAGGATGGTCGAGCATTCTCACACCACGCTTCTGATCCATTTGGCAATCACAGTTTCGATTGCTTCGAGCTCTGGCTCCAGTTTGAGCACATGGGCAATACAACAAAGGCAGTCAAGGAAGCTGCACAGATGCTCAACGTCACTCAGGAACCTGAATACGATTACGATAAAGAAGCCATTGAGCATGGAGCAAAAGTTGCAAATAGCATTCTATCAAAGTCAGCCAAGACATCTGATGACCCACTAGATACTGTACCAGAGCACTTACTTAGCGTTCCTGGTGTCCTACAAGATGTAGTCAATCACTACGCCACGACAGCCATTAAACCTCAACCTCAGTTTGCAGTTCAGGCAGCTTTGGCATTCGGCTCTGTGGCAATGGGTCGAAGGTGGGTAACTGATCAACGCAACTTCACCAGTCTGTACTTCCTCAACATTGGTGAGACTGGGTCAGGCAAGGAACACACAAAGTCTGTTCTAGAAGATCTACTCGAAGAGGCTGACCTCGAAGAGTTAATAGGTCCAGCTGGATATACATCAGGTGCAGGTGTCCTATCGACACTAACCAAAAAGCCAACCCATGTATCTGTAGTCGATGAACTTGGTCGGCAACTAAAGGCAGCTGCAGCAAAAGGTATGCAGCACAAAGCTGATGCCCTAACAGCCATAATGGAAACTTTTGGGAGGCAAGATGGTGTCCTGAGACAGCAAGGTTACGCCACCAATACTATGAAGTCATCTGAGGCTGAGAAACTGGAGAAGGTGGTCAAACGTCCATCTCTAACCCTAGTTGGTATGTCTACGCCTTCAGAGTTCATGCAAGCCATATCAGGTGGTGATGTAGCCAGTGGTCTTCTCAATCGATTCATAATCGTGAAGTCAGAAATCGGTGTGCAGATGTCCCAAGAAAAACGAAGCTCATCTATTACTGATCGGCTCTCGAAGTGGGCAAAGGAACACGCTCACGCAAAAGTTGGTGACCTTGATGCAGGTAACATCCATGATATGCCTCCACATCCAGTCGAGGTTCTGTTTACTCCAGAAGCCAAGCAACTCCTCAGAGAATATGAAGAGAGGTTGGTAGGTGCAATTAAGAAGGAAACAGGATCTGGATTGGAGCCTATGTACAATCGATCCAGAGAAGTTGCCATGCGACTGTCTCTGATCATAGCTCGATCAATGGGTCAGGAGGCAATCGGTGTAGATGCCATGCAGTGGTCAATCGATTATGTTGATCACTATGCCAAGCAAACGATTGAGATGTTCAGGGCTAATATGTCAGAGGGTCCATTCGAGGCTACCTGTAAGGCAATCTATGCCAGAATTGAGAAGGCTGGTCTGGGTGGTATGACAGAGCGTGAGCTCTCAAGAGGTGTCTCAGCCTTCGCAAATATGGATAGACGCAAACGTGCTGACGTTCTCGATGCACTCCAGAACGATAAGGGAATAGAGTGCAGAGATCAAAATCAGGGAGTGAGAGGTAGACCACGGTTCGCCTACTTTGCTCCACCATTAAATTAAAGGAGAAGCCTAATGGCTAAATGGAACTTAGACAAACTACCAAACAAAGGAAAAACAATGACTAAATATTCAAGATCAGAAATCCTCGACACAGCAAAGCAATATATCACTAAAGATCGTGCAGAGCAGCATGGAGATTTGGAAGAAAATTTCGATAAGATAGCTGATTTGTGGAATTGCTATTTAGAAGGTTCTTACATCAGCGTTACAGATGTTGGGGTAATGATGGCACTTTTAAAAATTGCTCGTGTCAGATCGAACCCAAAAAATATCGACAATTTTGTGGATGGTGCAGGTTATTTAGCCTGTAGTGGAGAGCTGTCAGCAAAAGAACCAGAGCCAGAAGTTAAAGCTGTTAAGTTCCAAGGTGGGAATGTATGAGCTCACTCCTGAAAATTACTGGATCTGATGGAAGTCAAAAGCGTAAGTCTAATGACTTCTATCCCACTCCAGACTCAGCAACCCAAGCTCTCCTAAATCGTGAGCTATTTAGTCACGAGGTCTGGGAGCCAGCCTGTGGTGATGGAGCCATATCAAAACTATTTGAGAGGCGAAATCATGCTGTCATATCTACAGACCTGATTGACTATGGATATGGAAACAGTGGTCGAGACTTCCTGTTAGAGCAGGAATTGCTTGCACCAAACATCATAACCAATCCACCATTCTCTCTGGCTCACGAGTTCGCACAGAAGGCACTCAATCTGGGAGCAACCAAATTAGCTCTCCTAGTGCGTCTACAGTTCCTTGAGGGTATCAAACGTGGTGAGTTCTTTAGTAGGCATCCACCAGCTACTGTCTGGGTGTTCTCGAAGCGACTGTCATTCAATGTCGATGGCAAGTTTAAGTCTGGAGGGGTCATGGCATTCGCATGGTTTGTCTGGAAGAAAGACATTAAAGAAACTAAAGTTAAATGGATCTTGTGATATGAAGGCTCACCAAAGAATTGTCAGGGAGCAAGTAGCACAAACAAAATCTGGTGACCTGTTTGGTAACTGGTGGGATGATGTCGATACAGATATTTCAAAGGCAGTTGTAAGAAAAACAACACAGGAAACGGCAAAAACTATTATAGAAGAATACGAGTGGCTAGGATGTTTGGCTGCTATAAATTGGTTCTACTACGGAATATTCTTTGATAATGTTTGTGGTGGTGTTGTCTGTTATGGTCCAGAGTATTCAGAGAACTTGGGCAAAGTCGCAAGAGAGCAGGGAAGGGCTGCTGCAGACTGGTCCAAGTATGGCTTCGAAGGTAAGATGATTTTATTAAATCGTGGTGCTTGTGTCCACTGGGCTCACCCACACTCTGCATCTAAACTAATAAGACAATCCATGAAAATGTTGCCAGCCAAATATGAAGTTGTGACAGCGACTGTAGATGATCTGGCAGGTGAAGTCGGAACTATATATCAAGCCTGTGGATTTCATTACATTGGAAGCATGAGAGATGCTAATAAAAATGTTAACAGCAGGAAAGGTGATCGTGATGCTTGGGTCATAAACGGAAAGCTGTATGGATCTAGAAACATGCGTCAACGATTCGGAACGACTGCATTAGATGAAATAAAGAAACATCACCCAGATGTTAAAAAAGTAAAACAAAATTCCAAAGGCAGATACTTTGCATTTAGGGGAGATAGAAAGACAAAGAAAACG